AAAGTAGATGTGTTCGACGTCAAACGCAGACGTAAGAACACTATCCTGTGGATAAACATCATACATCCTAAGTTTGATGACATGCCCTACAGGATAAAGTACCCAACAGGTAGTTGGGGTATCATCACAAAAACCAAGTAAACTGGTTACAAGCGCAGCCTGGCGGCTAATACTCGAGTTAAGTGAGGTTCGATTCCTCACTGCGTTTCCAAAAATCCTTTGGGCCTTAGGCTATACAGAGGTGGGGTTGCATGTCCTCCATACATGTACAGTGCGCATTGGCGTGGGGGGTTGTCATATGTAGAGAGTATACAGCTACAGACATTATCCTGAAGGTTCGATTCCTTCCGCACTACTAAGGACAGAGACACCCCTTGGAGGGGGCTCGACGGTTTCAGGTTTGGGGTTTGCTGAAGCGTGTCGTTATAACGACCATCAACTGAGGTTCGAATCCTCCTCTGTCCTCCAATGGCGTAAGGTGACGGCCATCAACAGTCACCATTCTATTCTTTTATTTTCTTTTATCATGGCAAACGCCTATGAAAATACCCTGGCAACGGGTCAAGTTGTCGTTCGTCGGTTTTGGTATAACACCCAATCCTCTCGTGACCAAGTGTCTGTGCAATTTGCTCAGAAAGTCGAAAGACCTTCTACTGGAGTATCTGCCAACAGCTCACTGATTGCTCTTGAGCAAGGTTCTGAGGAATTGGACAATACTACCACAGTGACGGCTATTCGTTCATTCAGTGCAGAGAAAGCACGTGAAATCTTTGGAGCTACAGAAGGTAGCTTTGTTGAAGGTGGAACGCCAATTCTCGGCAATGATGTGTACTCTAAACTTGGTGGCGCTCCTACGGAGGTTGCTATTCAAGTGACGGAGAACTTTACGAAGAACCGTTATGCAAAGAACCATGACCCCAAGATTAACCCCGCTTCTGGTGAGGTTGTCATGGCCATGAATCCTGCAACTGACACCCTGATGCCTGTGTATCGTCACACGGACATCGCTCTTGCACACTTGTGTGAGAACAACTTTATCGCTGCTTCTCCTGTAGAGGAGAAAGCAACTGCAATCGAGCGTCCAGCTATGGCTGGGGAGCTCGCTAGCTGATAACAGTTAGGATGTGGGGCCTCACATATTGTGGGGCCCTTTCATCTTTTAGTAACACTCCTTAAAAACAATACACGTTATGGGTAAAATGGGACAAATCGCTCAGCTAATACAAGATGGGCGCTCTGACACGCTCAAGATGATGATCAGAGCATCAGAGAGACAGAACAGGAATGAAGTATATTTCATCGGTAAAACCTACAGCATGGCAGACGCCAAGCAGATACTAATGTTTATGCAAAAAGAAGAGCAGGAAAATGAAAAGCGTACGATTTATAGGCTCAAGCAGCCCCCTAAATGAGATACAAACGGCTACGATTGAGGAGTGTGCAGACTACTGCAAGACAAAGACAGTCCTTGGTGTAGACACGGAGACTGAAGGCTTTGACTTCACCTCCAAGAAGATGATCATGTTTCAGATTGGGGACAAAGAGCGTCAGTACGTAATCGATACACGTGTGGTAGACATCACACCTCTTAAATCAATACTAGAATCACATGATATTATCAAGATTTTTCACAACGCTAAGTTCGACTACAAGTTCATCAAGCAGTGGGCTGGAATTTCGGTGGAAGAAATATACGATACGTTTCTTGTGGAGAGAGTTATCAATTGTGGCAAGCAAGACTATGGATACTCTCTTTCCAGGTGCGTGGAGCGATACCTCGGTACTACTCTCAATAAAGAGACGCGTAACAAATTCATCGGACTCAAGGGTCAACCTTTTACTGTCGACCAGATTACGTACGGGGCAAACGATGTGGTTTATCTGTTGGACATACGGCAGAAGCAGCTTAGCCTACTTCATACGTATGAACTTGAGCAAACAGCACGTCTTGAGAATAAGGTAGTCAAGGTATTCTCAGAGATAGAGTTCGAGGGCTTGGATATTGACAAGGACAAGTGGACAGTTATGGCAGAGAACAATGTCAAGCTGGCACATGAACAGTCAATCAAGCTAGATGATATGGTGTTGGCACATCCATTGTTACAACACTATAATATACCAGTACAGGTGGATATGTTTGCTCCTATGGAGGACATCAGGCATACTCACATCAACTGGGCATCCCCCTCGCAAACCTTAGAACTATTCAGGAATCTAGAACCTAAACTAGAGGACGTTAATGGCAAGAAGCTTAATAAGTACAGATACAAACACAAACTGATAGATGAATATATACGCTATAAAGAAAGGACAAAGCTGGCAAACGCCTACGGAACTAAATTCTTCAATTACGTTAACAGAGATGGGCGAGTGCACACAAACTTCTCGCAAATCCTGGATACTGGAAGAGTTTCGTCCTCAAAGCCTAACATGCAGCAGATTCCAAGCGATAATACCTTTAGAAACTGTTTTATTGCACCGCAAGGATGGGTCTTTGTCTCCTCGGACTATTCTTCACAGGAACTAAACGTCATTGCATATGGCTCACAAGACCCTGTTTGGTTGGACGCCCTTGAGAAAGGACTGGATCTTCATGGAGTATGTGCCGACCTTGTCTTCGAGGATAAGTGGAGAGACGCTGACCCTACTGAGAAAAAGAGCCTACGGACGCAAATTAAAGCGATTAATTTCGGTCTGGCCTACGGAATGGGACCCTTTAAGTTGGCCGATACGCTCCAGATATCTAAGGGAGAAGCAGAGGCACTCATAGAGAAATACTTTACAGAGTTCCCTAACATCCGTGACTTTCTACAAACTCTTGGTACATTCGGTACTCGTAATGGATACATTACTACCTTCAAGCCCTTCAAGCGTAGAAGATGGTTCGACAACTGGTTCCCTAAGATTTGGAATGACAGGTCTATGTTTCAGGAGTTCGGTAGTATTGAGCGTGCATCTAAGAACACGCCTATTCAGGGTTCATCAGCCGACATGACTAAGCTGGCTCTCATCTATATACATAGAGAGATACAGGAGTCATGGTCTGATACCGTGAAGATTGTGATGACCGTACATGATCAGATTGATTGTGTATGCAGAGAAGATGTAGCCGAGGCATGGTCAGTCAGGATGACTGAGCTCATGGAGAAGGCTGCCAAAGTAATTATACCAAACGGTCTGCTCAAGGCAGACACAAACATCTCAGCAACATGGGAAAAATAAAATTAGTTAAGATTCCTAAGTATTGGACCAACAGCATTAAGGGGAGCATAAACACATGCAGTACTAAGAGGCCCGATAAAGAAGGATACAGTATCAAGCACACAGGTGAATGGCTTCAAGCATACCTATCGGGTGTAACAGTTGCTGCTCTTGCAGAGGAGTACAATGTACCTAGTCATAAGATATATAATGCGCTTAGCAGGCATTGTGGTGTCAGATCTAGGTACTGGTGCAACATGAACAAAGCAAACAGACTGCGTCAAGCCTCTGATCTTAAACCTATGTCTATAAGCCAATGGAATGATCACATGGATAAAAGCCCTGTGAAGACATGAGCAAAGATGTACAAGTCGGTAACAAGATAATACGACAGCTTGAGGTCAAGCTATTCGTGACATCTATGCTACTACAAGAACTGTTGGATGAGACACAAGGTAATACTCGCTTCAAGCACAAGCTAAAGCACCACATCAGTGGGCTGCAGAATGAGCTTGATAAGGTGTTGTCTGTGGATTTCACAGATGATAGCCTGAGTATCTTTATAACTGATGCGATGGGCGCTCTCGAGGAGAGTATCGACCGCTTGCTCACCGAGTAAGCAATTGCCCTGATAGCACAACTGGATAGTGCAACATCCTTCTAAGATGTAGGTTGTGGGTTCGAGTCCCGCTCGGGGTACGCGTGTGAGGCGATAACAGCTCATTCGCAATTAGTTTATCTCTAGTTTCAACAGGTGAAGGGCTGGCAAAACGTTGCTGGCCCTTTTTCCGCGCCCGTAGCTCAGTGGTTAGAGCAGTTGACTCATAATCAATTGGCCGTAGGTTCAAGTCCTACCGGGCGCACAACACGATTACACAATGATAGATCCAAAAACAAGTCCCTATGCTTACCCGGGACTGCACAACAGTGCACAAACACGCATAAAGCATAGCCACTGCTTTAACAAAGGTGAGTTGGACATCATAGCTACGTCTTGCTGTGATGAGTACGGTCTTACATCTGAAGAATTCAGAGGCAGATGTAGGAGCGCTTTACTCTCTGATGCTAGGAAGATATTCTTCTACCTATGCAGAGAAGAGTTCTACCAGTTTACATGCAAACGTCTTGGCATGTATATGGACAGGGATCATTCTACGGTTGTCTACTCTGTACAAAGAGCAGGGCAGCTGTTGGAGTTTGATTCTAATTTCAAAGACAGGTACAAGCACGCCCGAGGCGTTGCTGAACTACGACTAAAATTAAATGGCTACCACTATAAGGGTAGTGAAATAGTACAGAACAAATGGACACCACAACAAAAGAGTATTTGCATAGCAGACTCTCTCTAATGGAGCGTGAGTCTAAAACACAAAGAAGGCAGTTGGTAAACCTAATTGCTAAGTTTCATGATTTATCTTACAAACACGATGAGCTCAACAAAAAAGTCACAAAGATCGTGGGAAACCACAATCGAATCGGAGATGGGCGACCTGCCCATAACAGTTCGGTACGAGATTAATCCCGGACAGCACGGAGATTACCACACCGAAACCATTCACCCTTCTGTTATGATTACAGAGATAGAGATTGGTATCACTGAGGATGTAGATCCTGATTACCTCGAAGCTCTTGCTCTTGAGATAGAAGAACACCTTAGTAATGGCTAAGCGTAAGGGTAAGAAGGGTGAGGAGTGGAGAAACTTTTCCCCTACAAAGAAGAAGAGAGAAACTCCTGCACCAGCCTACTGGGATAAGACAGTTGGTGCTGCCAAATCTGCCCCAAACTTCATCAGTAGGGACCAAGCTCAAAAAGATGCACTCAACTCATGGGCCCGTCAGGGGTTTAAAGGCAGCATTATTGCTGCTACTGGTTTTGGGAAATCTCGTGTTGCCGTTCTCGCTATTGGTTATAGTCTTGATGAACTGGTCGACCAACACGCACGATGTCTAGTATTGACACCAACAGTGCAGTTGAAGGATCAGTTTCCCAAGGAGTTTATCAAGTGGGGATTCGCTAAGTACCTAGACCGCATAGATTTCATGTGTTATCAGTCAGCACACAAGCTGGAGAAGAAGCACTACCACGTTGTGGTGTGTGACGAGGTTCACCTCGGTCTATCTCCTGTGTACCGTCAGTTCTTTTACAGGAACTCAACGGACAAGCTATTGTGTTTGACTGCTACACCTCCTGAAAACGATGAACACTACGACCTTCTGTGTAGAATGGCTCCGGTGTGTTACAAGATTACTCTTGATGAGGCTGTGTATCATGGCTTCGTTGCTGAGTACCAGGTGTATTCTATCGGCATACCTCTTAGTGAGGACGAGAAAGCTGAGTACGATGAGTATCAAAAGCTATTCGTTAAGATGAAGATGGCACTCGGAGGCAACAATGCATTTGCAGTAGCCGATGCTATTCTCTCTGGTACAGCCTCAGGTAACAAAGGTGCAGCTGCTCAATATATGAATGCCGTAAGAGGCAGACGTAAGGTTGTGCAGCAGGCTGTATCTAAACTTGACTACGCAAAGGAGATAGTTACACACTACAGCGGGCAGAAGGTTATCACATTTGGTGGGACTAACAAATTTACAGACGATATGGCTGAGCACCTTGGTGGTGAGGCATATCATGCTGGTAAGACTGCAAAGCAAAGAGAGAAGATGCTCAACAGGTTCATACTTGGTGAGACAGATGTTCTTTGCACAACAAAAGCATTGGATCAGGGGATGGATGTCCCCGACGTAGGTATTGGTATCATAGTTGGCTTGACAAGTAAGTCATTGCCTTTCATACAGCGGCTTGGACGACTCCTTCGTAAGGACAAGGACAAGGTTGGTAAGATCTATATACTCTATGTCAAAGACTCACAAGAAGCAAAGTGGGTAGAAGATGCAACTAAAACAATCAGAAATGTTCAACAAGGTGAAGACCTACAATACTTTTTATCATGATTAAATTAGAAGGCAAAGCCCGAAACAGCGCATTCACGTACACGAGGGAGATAGATACAATCATCTACTCTACTATCTCAAACAGAGGCGATAACACAGTCAATGCAGCTGCTGGTAAGGCACGCAAAAAGGTATTTGCTCTTGCAAATAAGAAGCTTACTCTTCCTATGGTTAAGAACAGGTACTACAAGATCCGTAATGACAAGGACTACGAGTTCCGTGAGATAACTCGCAACCCCCACATCGAGACTACAAACAACATAGATGCTAGAAAATTCCTTGTGGACATGCTGATGTCTAAGGAGAATGTCACTTTGGAGATCCAGGGCAAGCAGATAACAGCAGTGTTTAAATAATTGGTATGCTTATAGAGATCAATACAGAAGTTCTACAAAAGTTTGGGATAAGCGCTGACGATTTTGTATATTTGTATCTCTTGCATGCCAAAAGCTATGATGTAGTTTCTACATTGTGTCTTACACCAAACCTAGAAGCCTTGCAAACCAAAGGCCTAATAAAGTTGGGGGAGGAGCTGGAAGACCACACAATACGTCAAGCGTTCTTGGACATGTTCCAAGTTCCATTTGATCAAATGTGGTCTGAGCTTCTCTCCCACTTTCCTCTCCGGGTAAATAACCAAGGTAACGTGCGTGTTCTTAGAGCTAGAGATGCCAATGCAAAGGCTAACTCGAAAGCTAAGAGGACGTACGAGCGTTACGTGGGTAAGGATAAGACACGACATGACTACGTCATCAAGTGCCTCAAGAATGAACTTATACATCGGAAACAAAGCGACAGCCTAGGCTGGATGCAAATGCTGCAAACATGGATTAACAACCATACATGGGAGCAGTATGATTCAATAGAAAATGACAAACCAACAGGAGCAAAAACACGAATCACACGCAAACTATGACCTAAACGGGATACGAGAACTCAAACACATATCACAGGATGTAAATAAGTCTATTGCTGAAGTACGAACAGGTATGTACGGTAATAGGCTTGTTTATCCCACAAGGTGGCCAAGACTCAACAGGAATCTGATGGGCGGTCTACAGCCGGGCAAGATGTATGTGATTGCAGGTCGTCCTGGTGTGGGTAAGTCCGCATTCTCTAATCAGCTGGTCTTTGACATGCTTGATCAAGGTCAGGGCAAGGATGTAGTTGTATTGTATTGGAGCTTCGAGATGCCAGGGTATCAGCAGATACTGCGTGCAGGTTCGAAGGACACTAAGATGCAAACATTTGAGCTACTGTCTGTGGAGAAACGACTCAGTGATGAGAAGTTTAGCCAATACGAGCAGATGGTACAGAAGTACAAGGAGTACCCTGTATACTTCTGCTCTATCCCACAGGACATGGAGCGTGTGAAGAAGATCAATGAGGACGTGTTCATTAGATACCCGTCAGCTACTATAGTTAATCTCATTGACCACTCTCGACTTGTACGTGGTAACTCAGAGACAGAGCTACAACGTCTCAATGTATTGTCAAAGGCTTGCATGTGGATGCAGGCTCGTATGACATGCATTACAATACTGCTATCACAGCTGAACCGGAACATAGAGCAAGAGTTCCGTGCTAAGCAGCAGTATCAGCCCCTCTTGACAGACCTATTTGGTGGTGACTCCATCGGTCAGGATGCACACGTAGTTATGATGCTACAGCGTCCCTATGATCTGTATGGTATTACTGACAAGTATGTGGGTGAGGACCCTGTAGGCCTTATGGCCTGCCACATCGAGAAGAACCGTGATGGTTTGCTCGGTATGATACCATTCGAAACAGATTTATCAACATTCACAATCAATGAGCGAACTAAAACTACCTAAATCGGTGATCAAAGCTTCTCGCAAGTCACCTAAAAACATGATTATCTATGGCCCTCCCAAGATTGGGAAGACCACGGCACTCTCAAAACTTGAGGATTGTCTCATCATTGACCTTGAGGATGGGTCAGACATGGTGGACGCACTCAAGATCAAAGTCAACAACCTCGGTGAGTTGGCTCAGATTGGGAAGGCCATAATATCCGAGGGAAAGCCCTACAAGTATATCGCTGTCGATACCATTACCCAACTAGAGGTGTGGTGTGAGCAAGATGCAAAAGAAATGTATCGTGCAACACCCATGGGTAAGAACTTCGACAAGGATAACAAAGGTTTGTCTGTACTCACACTGCCCAACGGTGCAGGCTACAACTACTTGCGACAGTCTTTCCAAAAATGGTTCCGTAACCTCAACAAACTTGCAGACCACGTCATTCTTGTGGGTCACCTACGTGACAAATACCTGACCAAGAATGGCAAAGAAGTCAAGGCTAATGACCTGTCCTTGTCTGGTAAACTCCGCGAGATTGCCTGTTCCAATGCTGATGCCATCGGCTATGTGTACAGGGGTGATGGGACTACAAAGATTTCGTTCGATTCTACGAACGACGATACAGCTGGTTCACGATGCGAGCATCTTAGAGGAATGGATGCAGAGCTTGACTGGACTAAAATTTTCATTGATTAAACACGATTCACATGTCTTTTGACGCAAGAGTAGATGCTACCCCAGAGGTAGAACAACAAGAAACACCACAGGTGTTGACTATCTCAACGCTTATTAGCCACATCAAGGATGATGGCATGAGCCGCGATGATATTCGTAAGAAGTACGGTATGACCATTGCTGAGGCCAAGGAGATCTTCTCCCACCCACAGCTTAAGGGTATCCGTATTAAGAAGCAAAGAGTGATGCGCATCCAACTAGTGGATGACGTTACTCCAAAACAAGTTACGCTCGATGAGGGCATTCAAGAAATCCAAGACAACACAAGCGAATACTAATGGCTATTCAATCAAATGCATCCGATGTAGAAGTCGGAGGGGGCGGAATTCCCCTGTACTGTGGTATATCTACTATGAACGTGGTAGCAGTTAACCCTACACTGGGAGAGCTGCACTCACTCGGCATAAACCTCAAGCAGGAGCCTAACTACACAGGCATACAGATGGGGGAACAAACGAAGAACAAGCTTGTCTTCTGGGTTCGCAATGCTGAGCATGAGTTCACCACACGCTTTGAGATCCTCGTTGAACCAAACGAACGTGCTGAGTCTAAGACTGGTAAGTTCCAATGGATCAACAAGTTTGGTCAGACAGCATGGGGTACAGAGAACCCATCTACTCAGTACGAGTGGTTCAAGAACGAAGGTGTTCGTCGCAGCTACAATGGTGAAGAGATGCTCATTGAATTCATGAGGTCTTGGGCCAATGTTGGTCGTGATGGTGAGTGTGCTATCGATGACATCAAAGCTGTAATGGCTGGGGATGTTGCCGAACTTAAGCAGTACGTCACAGCACTTAAGGAGAACCGCATTCGTTTGCTGCTCGGTGTCAAGGACGACAAGTACCAACAGGTATACACGAAGCACTTCGGTCGTGAGAAGCCACGTCGTGACGACTTGTTCATCAAGTCTCTCAACGGTGACTACGGCGAGTTCCGTGCAGAGTTTGACGCTAATGATCTCAATCTTAAGCGTTGGACTCCTGGTGTAGTAACCCCATCAGATAGAACGCCTGCTGCTGCTCCCGTAGCACAGGAGTCTACTGACTGGTTGTAAGGTAAAGGGGCTGGACTGTATATTTGCAGTCTGGCCCCACACTTACCATGATACAAGTACGTAAGAGCGACGAGTTCCTAGATAGAGATGTTATACTAGCAAAGGTATCAGAGTATCAGATATTCAAATACTTCTGTAGAAACTTTAAGGAGTTAAACTCTAAGTTCTGCAGTGATCTCAGAGAGGACAAGTCTCCTACCGTCAGCATATCCCTGAGAGGGCAGAGGTTGATGTACAAAGACTTTGGCTACCCTGAGCATTCATTTGATTGTTTCTCTTACGTTGCGCATAAATACAACACAGATTTCTATGGAGCACTTATACACATTGACAGCTGCTTTGGGCTGGGCTTGCATACTGGCATACACATTAAGGGGCTTATACCACAGGTGGCAGAACCAGTACTCAGAGAGAAGAAACGGTCAGAGATAAAGGTTAGAGTAAGAGACTGGTCATGGGAAGATGCTAACTACTGGAAGCAGTTTAAGATTAGTAAGAGATTATTGACTATATTTGATGTTCAACCTATCTCACATTACTGGATAAATGAACAACGTTTTTCGTGCAATAGTATCAGTTACCGTTACCGTTTTGACTGTGGTTATAAGATCTACCGTCCGCTTGAAAGCGATTTTAAATGGAGTTCTAATGTGGCTATGGAATGCCTACAAGGCTATCAGCAGCTACCTGAACGTGGTAAGACTCTGGTTCTCACAAGCTCCCTCAAGGATATCATGTGTTTGGCAGTGCTTGACTGTCCATCCATTGCTTTACAATCAGAAATGCTTGTGCCAAGCAAAGAAACCATCGAAGAAGCGCAAGCGCGTTTCGAAGAAGTGATAGTCCTGTATGACAATGACTTTGACAAAGAAAGTAACCCTGGCCAGACAATGGCCGTTAAGATCTGTAAGAAGTATGGACTTGGTAATATTGTAATACCTTCGTATTACAAGTCCAAGGACATATCAGACTTGATTAAGAATCACGGATTACAAACAGCAAAGGATGTCATCACGAGGAAAGAGTACAGGAGCTCGAAAGAGTAGAAAGAAGATACGTAACGCTAAATCGAAAGAAGTAGACGGTATCAAGTTTAGGTCTCAGTTGGAGGCCCACTGCTATAGACAGCTAAGAGATGCAGGTATACCTGCTGACTATGAGAAGCACAAGTATGTTCTCATGAAAGGCTTTCACTACGACAACTCTTCCTTTGAAGACAATGGTAAGACGGGCTTCTTGGACAAGAAAAAGTACAAGGTCCGTGATATCACATACACTCCAGACTTCGTAGACCCACAGGGTCGATGGGTCATAGAGTGTAAAGGCTACGCAAATGAACGCTTCCCACTCAAGTGGAAGATGTTCAAGAATCTTTTAATGGAATCAGGAGACCCGCCGGTGTTGTATGTTCCGAGAAATCAGAAACAGAAC